CTCATGTAGCTCTTAAAGGCTGTGTCGCCCTTTGGTATATCGAGCTTCTCTTCTTTTACTGCTCTCTCGGTCATCTTGACGGAGACCGAGGCAGGCTCATAGGCTTCTATGTATTCTGTATGAGCCTTTTTGTAGCCCCTTGTAGCTATGACAGTGACTGACACTATCAGTACTACTATGCAGAGTACGATAACGCTTAAGGCAGCGATACCATACAGGGCTTTGTCCTTCCTTGTTTTACCTGTCAGCATTTAGCTTTACACACCTCCTTCGTTTACAGGTGGCTTACAGCGCCAAGGCTGTAAGCTATATCTGAAAGATAGTCCTCATAGTCGGACTTGTCATAGTCATCATACCCGTCATAATCGTACTCATCAGAGTCATAGTCAAAGGACTCGCAGAGTCTTTCGAGATTAGCACTGCTCATTGAAGTACCCCCTCTCTTCATGAAAAGCGATTATTGCCTTGATGGTCGCTACCTTGTCGCTCTTGTCTATATGATGCTCATCGAGATAAGCAAGAAGGTCGAGCTGCTCATTGATGCGGACGAGAAGTGCTGCAAGGGTGTTGCCCTTAGGTGAGGGATCACTGAAGGTCTGGAGGCCATTAAGCTCCTGATTGATACAGCCGTTCTCGTCAAGGTACTTGTGGTCTATGGCTCTGAGGATACCGTCTGCGCCTTCCACAATGGTGAAAGACCTGTCTCTGTAGCTGTAGTTGCGACAGATGACCTTTACTGTGTGGGTAGTTCTTTTCATGGTGTTTTCTCCTTTTTGGGATGCTTTTTGGGATGTTTTTGGGAAAAATTGGGATTTTTGCACCGTTTTTGGGTGCAATTATAGTATACTACAAGCGGGGTATGTTGTCAAGCATTTTTTGAAAAAATAATCAAATTTTGTCAAAATCAGCAAAATATACAAAACTGGATACAAGATTTTGGTATAGAAAACTATTGCGAAAATTGGGTTTAGCTGTTATACTATAATTACCCTCACTATGCGAGGTGGTTTGTAGATTTTTCATGAAGGAGGAAAAATGCTATGCCAAATGTAGATGTTAGCAAGATGGATTTTTCGATAGCTATAGCACGTTCACACACATCAAAGACATGGAAAGCGGTAAAAATATCATGGGCTGATCTTGTAGAGAAGTTCAAGAATGTGGTCCGCACCGAGGAGACTTTTGCCGAATATTCAGCTATGACAGGCGATAAGAAGACAAGCCTTAAGAGCAGAGCAGGCGCCTTCGTAGGCGGCAGGCTCGCAGGGACAGTGAGAAGCACGGAAACGCTCATGAACCGTTGCCTGCTGACGCTGGATATTGACTCCGCCACGCCCGAACAGGCCAAGACCTTTAAGGTGGTCGCATCACAGTTCTGCTCCTGCATATACACGACACACTCTCACGCACCCGAGGCTCCTCGCTACAGGTTCGTTGCCCCTCTTGGCAGAGAGGTATCCCCCTCTGAGTATGTGGCGATATGCGAGTATATGATAGAAGAGGTCTTCGGCATTTGCGGAGACATCGTAGATAGTTGCTCCACACGCCCTGCACAGCTTATGTTTCTGCCGACTGCATCACAGGATGGTGCTTTTGAGTGCGTAGAATATCAGGGAGCGGTTATAGATCCTGATGACATACTGGGCAAGGCGAAGGAGAGAACACTTTTAGGAGGTAAACAGAACTGGGAGAGAAAGGCGGAAAGACTTGTAGCAAAACAAGCCAATCCCCTTGAAAAGCCAGGTGTGATAGGTGAGTTCTGCCGTGCGTTCTCTATTGTCGATGTGCTGACCGACCCTGAGCTGTTGGGGGATAAGTATGAGCCGACCGATGACCCGAGGCGCTTCAAGCTGAGCGGCTCGCACTCCGTTCCGGGTGTGTTGATCTACCCGTACACAGGAGCTAATGGTGAGCGCATAGAGAACGTGTTCATGTACTCCCACCATGCCAAAGACCCGACCTGCAACAAACTTTGTAATGCGTTCGATGCCTACAGGCTCCACAAGTTCGGAGATCTGGAGACAGAGAAGAGTTTGAAAGAAGCGATCAAGGGCATATCAGATATGCCAAAGATGCAGGCGGCCATGAAGGAGCTGCGCAGAAAGCAAGTCTTTGAAGACTTTGAAGAAGAAGCCGACCTCTGCCTGAGTGACTTCGACACAGAAGACACCGATGAGGAGTGGGGCAAGGTTTTTACAGATGCTGAGGATGTCAATAAAGCCAAACTCTTCTGGGAGGATAAAGGTGTCTGGGATGTCAAGGCATGGTGGAAAGACGAAGATGCTCTGCAAAAGTGGAAGAACAAAGTTTTCGAGATCAACGAAAAACTGGTCAAGAGGGCAAAGAACGACCCGAGGCCTGCGGTCATCAAATCAAATTTTGACCTGATACTTGCTGAAGACCCTGTTTTCTCAGGGCTGAGACGAAATGTTTTCCTTGACCTCATAGAAGTAGAGGGGTGGCTTCCTTGGAGAAACAGGGAAATGCAGCGCAGATACAGGAACGTATGGAGCGACTCCGATCTGCTCGCAGCCCTGTCTTATATAGCGAAAAAATACAAAAATCTGCACAACAAGCAGATGCTGATAGACAGCATTGAGGCTATAGCAAACAAGAGAGCGTATCACCCGATCACCGAGAAGCTTGACGGTATGCCTGAGTGGGATGGTGTCAAAAGGGCAGAGAGCATCTTTATAGATTACCTCGGAGCGGAAGACACTCCGTATGTAAGAGCTGTCACCATGAAGACACTGCAGGCTCTTGCCGAGAGAGTAAGACAACCGGGACGCAAGTATGATTATATGGTGATCCTTGATGGTCCTCAGGGCATCGGTAAGACGACTATGTTTGAAAGACTCAGCCTCGGATATTACACGAATGATCTGTCTCTGCAGGATATGGGCAATTTGCAGAAAGCCATGGAACAGACACAGGGCTGTTGGATAGTCGAGGTCACTGAGCTTGCAGGAGCGAAGAAGGCAGAGGTCGAGTTCATCAAGGCCTATGTGTCGAGGACAGTAGACAGATGCCGTAAGGCTTATGGCAGATTTGTCGATGTAAGTCCCCGCCAGTTCGTACTTGTAGGCACTACGAACGAGTCAAGCGATTATCTCAGAGACCACACAGGCAACAGGCGCTTCTATCCTATCCACTGCGCAGGTATCATGGGAGCAGATGGAAAACTTGACATCTATTATGCCTTTAACCACTTCACGAAGGATATTATCTGTCAGGTGTGGGCAGAAGTGCTACAGAGCCTGAAGGAGAAGGAGTTCGATGCTGAACTGCCCGCAGAGCTGAGAGAAGTGGCAGAGTCTAAGCAAGAGAGCATGACAGAGAAGGACGAGAGAGCAAACCTTGTACAGAAATATGTGGATATGCTCGTTCCGACTGACTGGAATACCTACGATGACTATATGAAGACCAAATACACGCAGCAGTATATAGGTGCAGATTTCAGTCAGGATGTACTCGATACACAGAGGACCGAGGGAGCGGGGGCAGATCAGAAAGACAGGAGCCTCGGTGTGGGCACTGAGTCTATGAAGTATGTAAAGATAGCGGATATATGGCAGTATGTCTTCTTAGAAAAGATAGTAAGACTCGACAGTATGCAGGCCAGAATGATCGCTAAGATGCTTAAGCAGTGTGGCTATGAGTCCAAAATAATGAGAGACCCTTCGACCAAAAAGCATACCAGAGTTTGGGTGAGAAAGAAAGAGGCTGACTGACTTTTTTGTATTCTAATAGCACGATTGACAATTGAATATAGATTTACTGATTGTCGGTCGTGCTTTCATAAGATGAAATGTAAATGAGATTGAATATTTTTCGATTTAGTCCACTTGTTAATATTTAAGTTCATAGTTTATTTCATCTTTGGTTTACAATTTAATTTTCTCTTGCATATTTAATAAAATAGGTATTTTAAAGTATGATTTTATGTGCAAAGTGTATAAATGCAAAATGCACAAATGAAAAAGGGGTATTTTGAACGAAACTGTTAATAATATAAGGAATAATGTTAATTGTAAACCTAAAATCTTTCTGTTTACACTAAACAAGCCATTTGGTAACACCAAAGTTACACATATAGCGTAAACAAAAAAATTCAGTATTGATGCAGTTTTATATATATAGTTACACTTGTTAACACATAAATATATTATATAGTATAAAATATATATTATATAATATAGTAAATATATATAAAATAATAAAAATATAGTATATAGGGTATATATAGAAAATAAGAGATTACATGTGTATACGTAAACCCTGACCCGTAAACCCGCATCAATAAAGGATTTATCGTGTTAACGTATTTTTTAAGCAAGAAAGGATCAAAAATGACAGGCTTTATTTCAGAGAAGGACATCGAGTCCTATTTCGCTGGTCAGATCAAAAGACTGGGCGGCAAAGCCTTCAAGTTCGTAAGCCCCGGAGCAGCAGGAGTCCCCGACAGACTTGTTCTTCTTCCAGGTGGGCGGATGTGCTTTTGTGAGCTTAAGGCTCCGGGGAAGAAGGCCAGACCGCTGCAGCTTCGACAGCACGATAAGATCAGGGCACTGGGCTTTTCAGTCTTCGTGTGCGACAGCAAAGAGCAGGTAGATTACATGCTTGACTGGTTGAGGGGTGGTGTGTGATGAAGTTTGAGCCGCATGATTATCAGAGATATGCGATAAATTTTCTCGAGGAGCATCCGAGGGCTGTTCTGATGCTTGACATGGGTCTTGGTAAGACTGTTTCAACACTTACGGCTGTATGGGACTTGATGTATGAGACCTTCGATGTCTCATCGGTCCTTGTGGTAGCCCCTCTGAGGGTAGCTAAATATACTTGGGTGGATGAGGTGCAGAAATGGGATCACCTCAAAGACCTGACTGTCTCCGTGCTCTGCGGCACAGAGAAGCAGAGGCGTGAGGCTATGAGCATAAAGGCGGATGTGTATGTCATCAACCGGGAAAATCTTCCTTGGTTGGTTCAGGCCTTTCCGAAAGCAAAGTTCGACATGATCGTCTATGATGAGCTGTCGAGCTTCAAGAACTCACAGGCTAAGAGATTCAAGGCAGCTATGTATCTTACTGCGAGGGCTGAAAGGGTGGTAGGCCTTACGGGCACACCGGCAAGCAATGGGTATATGGATCTGTTTGGAGAGTTTAAGGTTATAGACAATGGCGAGCGCCTTGGAAGGTTTATAACCAAGTTCAGAAATGACTACTTTCGTCCGGATAAGACCAACGGTCATATAGTCTACAGCTACAAGCTCAGGGACGGAGCTGACAGGAGCATACAGCAGAAGATAGCAGACATCACAGTGTCTATGCAGGCGAAAGATTATCTTAAGCTGCCTGAGTGCCTGTATGTCAAAAATTATGCGTGTATGGACGAGAAGGAGACAGAGATATACAAGAAGATGAAGCAGGATCTGATACTTGATATAGGTGATTCCGACATAACAGCCCTGAGCGCAGCGGCCTTGTCCAACAAGCTGATCCAGATGGCCAATGGTGCAGTCTATGACGATGAGGGTGGAGTGATCGAGATACACAAGCACAAGCTTGAAGCCCTTGCCGACATTATCGAACAGCAGAACGGCAAGCCGCTTCTTGTGGCCTATTGGTATAAGCATGATCTGTCGAGAATAGAAAATTATTTGAGGCAGGAAGGTATTGAGCCTGTGAGGATAGACAGCGAAAAGGCTATCAGGGCATGGAACAACGGAGAAGTGCTTGTTGGTCTGATACACCCTGCCTCTGCAGGTCATGGGCTTAATCTGCAGATGGGCGGTAGTGCTTTGTGTTGGTTTGGTCTGACATGGAGCCTTGAACTCTATCAGCAGACTAATGCAAGACTTTACAGGCAGGGGCAGACCAAGACAACAGTCATCACCCACATAATCACCAAGGGCACTATGGATGAAGGCATCATGAAAGCGTTGGAGTGTAAGGACACAACGCAGACAATGTTGATAAATTCAGTCCGGGCAGAGTTAAAAAATGATTGACAAATGCTGTTATATGTGGTAGAATGAAGAAAAAACAGGCAGAAAGAGGAACTAAGTCGAAGAAAGGAGCGCACTATGGCAAAGAGTAAACTTGACAAGTGGCTCACGAAGAAAGGAAAACAGCAGCTCTACGACATTGCATATAATTCTGTGACTGACAAGGAATTATATACTGCGATGGGCATAGGATGTGCCGCATTTTATTCTTATATGAGCGACTGTGTGGAGTTTTCAGAGGTTGTAAAAAGAGCCAAAGCCGATAGGGACGATGAACTCCGCAAAAAAGTGCTCGAGAGTTTCACAAAGAACAAACTTCTCGGAGGTTATAAACGCACCGAGACAAAGACCAGTGTCACGACCTACGCAAGCGGAGAGCAGTCAACTGTCGAGGAAACCAAGGTAATTGACGAAGGACCCGACACGACCGCTCAGATCTTCTACCTGAAGACACAGTGTGGTTGGAACGACAGGCAGTTTGTCACTATCACCAATGGCGATGACATTGACCCGTTCAGCAAGAGCGTTATGTCTTCCTTTGCATCGAGCAATAAGGACACAGGGGAGGTAGGTGATGATAATGGCCTTCTCCCCGAAACAGATGGAGATCTTTAAGTTTCCATATCAGACCGAGTATGAAGCCCTGATCTGTGATGGTGCTATCCGTACAGGTAAGACCATGTGCATGATACTGGCCTTCATTCAATTTGCCTTTGCCTACTATGACAGGCAGAATTTCGGCATCTGCGGCAAGACTGTGCAGAGCTGTGAGAGGAACGTTATCAAGCCCTTTATGGCTCTTGACTTCGTAAGGGCTAACTACATCTGTCGCTATGCCCGAAACGGCAATCTCTTGACAGTGACGAGGGGCAAAAAGGAAAATTATTTCTATGTCTATGGCGGCAAGGACAACTCTTCATACACACTGATCCAAGGTATCACACTGGCAGGTGTGCTCTTGGACGAAGTCGCCCTGATGCCTCAGTCCTTCGTGTCTCAGGCAACGGCTCGATGTTCTGTCCCCGGGGCTAAAATGTTCTTCAACTGTAACCCGGGCAATCCTCAGCATTGGTTCTATCGTGAGTGGATATGTCAGCCCGAAAAGCATAAAGCAAAACATTTGCATTTCCTACTTGACGATAACCCCTCACTGACAGAGGAGACCAAAGACAGATACAACAGGATGTATGCAGGTACGTTCTATCAGCGTTATATCCTCGGTGAGTGGGTATCCGCAGAAGGACTTGTATACCCGATGTTTGACCGCTCCCGTCATGTGCTTAAGCATAACGAGTATGACAAGCAGGGTAAGTACTGGGTGAGCATCGACTATGGTACTGCTAACCCCATGGTATTTATGCTGTGGCGATACAACCAATATGTCAAGCACAAGATCGTCTGCGCGAAGTGTTATTACTACAATTCCCGTGAGGATAACAACGACCAGAAGACCGACTCGGAGTACTACACAGACCTCGAGGCCTTTGTGGGCAAGATACCGATCGAGAACATCGTCATCGACCCATCGGCTGCGAGTTTCCGCACCCTGATACGCAAAAAGCATAAATTCCGTACACTGGGAGCGGACAACGATGTGATCAATGGCATAAGATTCACAGCGGCCTTGATACAGAACGACTTCATCTATTTCGATGAGAGTTGCGAAGATGTGTTTGACGAGTTTGCCTCTTATTGTTGGGATCTCGACAAGAACGAAGATGCTGTCGTGAAAGAATTTGACCATGCTATGGACGCCATGCGCTATCAGATGCAGACCGTCATGAGGAGGGAGCTAAAGGATGTATTCTATCAGAAATGTAGCTAAGGCGATAGAGCTTGCAACCGGTGAGCATATCACAAGCATACTCAAAGATACCGAGTTGCAAGACTATCAGCTTTGCTATGCTATCTATAAGACCGACAGGGAGCGGATTCCTTGGTTGAAGAACAACAAGGAACTCAGAAGCCTGCACCTCGGCAGCACTATTGCCAAGGAGCTTGCAAGGGTGGTGTGTTCCGAGATCAATCTCGAAGTACAGGGCGATAATGAGCGAGCACGTTATCTCAACAAGATCGCTAAGTACATCGAACAGAGACTTATCAGGTACACAGAGCAGGGCATAGCCCTGGGCACAGGTGTCTTGAAGCCGACTGTCAACACGCAGCACACGATACCGACTATCGGCCTGCAGTTCGTTCGCCTGTCTGACTTCCTGCCTCTTGCAGTCAATGAGGATGATATATGCATCGACAGTATCTTCCTGTCTGACATATCCAACGATACAGTCAAGTACACGAGACTTGAACGCCACACGATAACCGATGATGGCTACAGAGTGACTAATCTCGCCTTCGAGACTATGGTCGGTGATGCTTTTGGACTCGGTCGCCCTGTGGAGCTGTCGAAAGTTCCCGCATGGGCTGATCTTAAGCCCGAGGCGACCATAGAAAACGTGACCACACCCCTCTATGGCCTTTACACCAACCCGGTCGCAAACCTCAACAACCTTGACAGCCCTCTCGGTATGTCGCTTTACTCCACAAGCAAGAGCCTGCTTGAAGAGGCAGACTTGCTCTGGGAGCAGATATGGTTTGAAGTCAAGAGTGGTGAGCGCAAGATCTTCGCTCCACCCAGTGCATACACGCAGATACACAGTGACAAGTACATCATGGAGCGCTTCTACAAAGAACTTGACATTGAAGATCAGAGCTTCATCCATGACTTCTCCCCCGCTCTCCGCAACGCTGCTATGAGTCAGCGCTTGCAGGAGATCATGAGGCGTATTGAGGAAAACTGCGGCCTGTCCTATGGTATCATATCAGACCCGACAGATATAGCCCACACTGCCACAGAGGTAAAGCACAGCAAGGAACGACTGATGTCTACAGTCCTTGCTATTCAGAACGCTATGCACACAGCCCTTAAGTTCACCATACAGGCGTGCTCCGACCTCTGCGACCTGTACAAGATAACTCCTGCAGGCGACTGGGAGTTTATCTGCGACTGGGACGACAGTGTTGTTGAGAGCCGTGAGGAGAAGTCGGCAAGAGCATTGCAGGAACTCCAGAACGGTCTTATCGATGATGTAGAGTACTTCATGCAGACCAGAGGCATGAGCCTTGACGAAGCCAAGGACTATGTAGCATCTATACAGGAACGTAAACCCGCAAAGCCGCAGGGTGCTGACTGGTTCGGCGGTGGTGCTTAATGTCATTTTATTACGACACACGATACTCAGACGAACAGGCAGAGACTGTCGTTGAGCTATGGGGTGAGATAGAAGCTGATTTAATCCGGGAGATAGCTCACTTCGTCAAGAGAGCCATAGAGCAGGGCGAGGATCTGAGTTATACGGGTGAGTTCAGAGTGTGGCAACTGAAAGAAGCCAATCTGCTCAACGACCACGCTGTCGCTCTGATCTCCAAGGCAACAGGCAAGAGCCAAAAGGCTGTAAGGCAGTGCATTGAGAACACAGGAGTCCATGTGGTCAAGGGCGATGAGAAGATATACCGACAGGCTCTTGAAACAGGACAGCTCACAACAGAGCCGCTCCCACTGGACAAATCTCCGAGACTGCAAGTGGCTATTGACGCATGTGTAGAAAATGCGGAGTTTGGTTTGTCTAATCTGACCAATACCCGTATGGACTATGGTCTGAATGGATGGGAAACACTGACACACGCCACAAGCAGAGAGTACTACAACGCCACAAATGCGGGCTTCCTTGCAATGCGCACAGGCGAGAAGTCACTTGATGAGGCTGTCCGCTCTTCCTGCAGTTCTCTGATCGACAAGGGTATTTCTATCGTCCACTGGGAGAGTGGGCACACTGATTCGATAGAAGTTGCAGTGCGCAGGAACATCCGCACAGCGATCGCACAGACAAGCGGCAAGATGACACTTGCACGGATGGAAGACTATCAGTCCGACCTCGTTGAGGTATCATCCCATTTCGGTGCTCGTCCTGAGCACGCAGAGTGGCAGGGTCAGATCTTCTCCCTCACCGGCTCTGATGGCTATGAGAACTTCTACGATGTGACCGAGTATGGCGATGTGGCAGGCCTGTGCGGTATCAACTGCCGTCATAGGTTTTTCCCATACTTTCCGGGTACCTCACCGAGTTTTGATAAATACGATGAGGAAGAAAACAAAGCCCAGTACG